CAAAGTTATCTACGTCAGTCATACCTAAGTCTAAAGTTACACTACTAGAAAGTGCAGTAAGCACTTCTATACCAGCGTGTAAAACTAAAGTCTCAGCAGGTACATCAATTATTTGTAGTAAATCATTCTGAGCAGCTCCAGAAGAACTGTTCACTTTTGAAATATCTACAGTGTTTTCCACAAGGTAAGGAGTGCTTACACCTGGGTTCATTCTTGACGGTCTACCTGTAGCAGTAGTACTCGCAGTAAGATCATATGTTGCCATTGTATTATTCCTTCCTTATTAATCAATTAAAATGTGTTCTGCAATCAGTCCTTCTGATCTTAGAACTTTTCTGCCAAAGACGTGTAAGCCTCTAACAACATCAGCAAATGATTCCTGGTCTCTTACAACTTCCATTTTTGCAATGTGATTAGCAGTTGCAGTGGAAGACATATGTCCAGAAAGCACTTTGAAGTAGTTAGATGTGCTTGACGCAGCAAAGTTATTAGTTTGATACATTGTGAAGTTATGGATTTTTCCATTATATACTTGACCATTTCTTAGTGGTCCAGCAGCTCCAGTAGTATCAGCCATTAACTTACTGTTTGCTTTACCTAGTTCTTCATAGAAGTCAGGGCTTGCTAAAAACCATCTTCCTTCCATTGGAATGTCAGCAGAGTCTAGTCTTTTAGCATGGTTAGCTATTACGTTAACTGGATCAATTTCTGGTGTACCAGATAGAGACAGGCCTTCTGCGTAAGTGCCTACATCTTGTCCAGATCCATCAGATCCAACAGTAGTTCCTGCACCAGCAAACATTGCAGCGATGATGTTTTTGTCATATGCGTTTTTAAGAGCATAAGCACCAGATGAAGATGCAACAGACTCAAAATTAATATGAGAGTGTCTTTCTTCGATATCATCAACTTTAAATGCAAAAGCATTTGCTTGGTCAACAACCAATGTAATTTGATCGTCAGCTAAGTTTTGTGTGTCAATTGCAGCACCACGAGTGTATGATGCGACAGTGACCACAGGTTCTTTAATAATTCTTACCGTATCACCAAAATTTTCAATTTCTCCAGCGTAGTCGGTGTTTGTAATATCTTCAACAACCGAAGCAGTTCTGAAAAACTTTTGAACCTTCTGGCTATAAATTTCAGGTATGAAATTATCATTAGGTAGGTTATTATACCCACTTGATCTTGATATTGCCATATTATTCTCCTTATAGCGTTAAGTTAAGTTTTTACTTATTGCTTTATACGACCTTCTCTTCTAGCTTCCATAATGTCTTTTTCGTATTTATCAAATTCAAAAGGTTTTAACTTAGAAATTTCTTCAACACTCCAAATTTTCTTTTCAGTTACTCCTATTTGATTTCCCTTTTTAGTTGTAGTTACTGCTTTTGCTGCGTCTTTCTTTTTAACTTCAGCTTTAGTTTTACTTTTAGAAGTAGTAATACCTGCATCCATCTTATAAAGATCTATTGCTCTAGCAGCTAACTCAGCGTTATCTGGGTTATCATATAACCACCCCTGAATAGTTGCATCTTGTTTTTGTGCCCAGTCATGAAAATTATCAGTGGCACGAATTTCTGCAAAATCAGGATGTCGTTTTAAAAGTTCAACTTCTGCTTTTTCTTTAGCAATTTGTGTTTGCTGCCCTTGCAAAAATTGAAATTTTTCCTCAAGTTTTTTAGCACGTTCATCCGCTTGATTTAAAGCTACTGATTGCATAACATCGTATACTTCAGGGTACTTTTGTCTCCACGCCTCAAGTTCGTTAGGATCTTTAGGTGGTAGCATCTTATTTGTGCTTTGTTCAATTTGAGTTTTTAATTTTGTAACTTCATTCTTATGTGTACTCAAAGTCTTGTCGTAATGGCGTTTAAGATCGTCATAACGTTTCTTAAAAGCCTTTTCCTCGGCTGTTACAGGGCGTTCTTCAGGAGTAGCCGTTTCTTCGGTGTCCTGTTGTTCGGTAGCTGTACCAGTATCCTTATCATCGAGATCTCTTCTATAATTATTTTGATAAGGTGTCGGTTCAAGTATTTCTTCTACTTGATCCTGTTCAGCTTGAGTTTCTTCTACTTGTTCTTCTGTAGCTTCTTCTAAAGCTTCTTGTGTTTCGTCAACCATAGTATCCTCCTTAGTTGAGTTGGGTGCCTTATGGGAAGGGTAGCCCTCGTGTGCTAGACTATGCCTTTTGGCATAGGTCCAGGTGGCACGTTAGTTTGTGGAGAGTCCATCATTGGACCTCCGCCTAATCCACCTTGTGGTGCATTAGGAATATTTTGTTGTGCTTTTGATGCAAAATCTTGTCCCATCATTTGTATTGATTCTTCAATAGTGCCAGCAGGATATACTGCTACAATTGTTGTTATGGGTACATTTACTGTAGCTTCTGTTGGTCCAATATCTTTCATAACTTGTACAACTTCTTGCCCAAATAATTCAGCAAAAACTTTTTTAAGAGGTGGCGTTAAATGCTGCTCTAATACTTTATTTGACTCATCTGATAAATTAGAAAAAGATTGTTGAAATGAATTTATATCTACAACAGGCATACTTGCCTGTTCTTGCATAGGTTGAGCAGGCGGTGCCATCATTCCCATTCCTTGCATATTACCATTTGCCATTATATTTCTCCTCTTAATTAAATTAATCTATTTTCTACTTGTCTTAGCACTTCTTTATTAAATCCTGTTAAATTAACTCCTGCATTTGCTAAGAAACCTTTTGCAATACCATCTCCATTGTAATCTGCAAACTCAATATCTTTAATAAATATTCTACGTTCAGTTGTGTCTAGTGAATGCACCACAGGTATTTTATCTATTTTAACTGCTATTGGACTATCTTGAACCATTATAAACTTACCATCTTCTTTAACATAGTGACTACCTGCTACAGTTACACCCTTGTAATCATGTATTTCATCAGAGGCTTTAAATTGGAATACACCAGTAACTTCTCCACCTTTAGTTTGATCACCAAGTTTAATATCTTTTATTTTCTTTTCTGTGCCGTCATACATTTTAACTAACGTGTCAGGATCAAAACAGAAACCTCCTCCTGTTTTACCTTTTGATGCTCTGTCTCGATCAGCTTTACTTGCTTTTCGTCCAACGTCTCTATCTTTTGATTTATCCTTTGTTTGTTTAACAGGTCCAACAGAATACACATCTCCCGTAGGAGTCATCTTTGTGGTCTTGTTTGTTTTGTTATAATCAGATACTTTTTTATTTAATGCTTCTTGTGCATCTTTAACTGCTTTTAGACGAGAGGCTTCTGTAGAAGCATCTATTCTTGCTTGTCTATCTTTAGCCATTTGAACTTCTTTTGCTGCTGCAGCATTTGCTGCCGCTATCTCTGCCGCTATCTCTGCTTCTTTTTTCGCTTTTTGTTCTTCTCTAAACTTAGTAAAAGGATCAGTAACTTTATCAAAAATACTTGAACCAAAGGTAGCTAATGCACTAAATAAACTAGGCAGTCCAGGAACTTCATCACCTGGTTTTATTCCTGTTTTAACAAACGGGTTAACATTATCGTAAACTAATTTTCCATCCTCAAACTTCATAGAAGTTTGATTTAAAGGATTACTAAAACTAAGTGGGTTGTCTGATGGTCTAAAGCCTTCCATCCTGTCCTCTGGTCCTTTACTTCCCGTCTCTCTAAGTTGAGCTTCTAAGTTAGCGAGTCCAGCACTAGTTGCAGTGCCTCCAGCTTGTTCTGCTTGAAACTGTGCAAAGTCTGCAAACTCTGGCATAGCTAGTATTTCACCCACTGTAAAACCAGCAAGAGCGTATTGATTAGCTACTGGATTAAAAGCAGATAAGTCTGCTAGTGTTGTTTGTGCCATTGGACCAAGTCCAAAACTAAAACCAGGACTTTGAACACGAGCTTGGCCCGGGCCAATTTGATCTCTATCATCAATACCATCACCGTCAGAGTCTCTAAAGTCAGCCGTTCTAAAACCTGGATTATTTATACTGCCACCATATCCAGGTGCAAACGTAGAGGGCAGATTAATATTCATAGGAGACCCAGGTCTAAAACCAGGGGATGTTCTAAAGCCTCCCTCCATGGTGTCCGCACCAGGAGTGAACTGAGCGCCGCCATAAAGTTGTTGAATAATTAAAGGTAGCCCAGCCTGTGCCTGTGGTTGTGCCTGTGGTTGTGCCTGTCCTGGTGGTCTAAGAGGACCACCTACAATTCTTGGAATTTGCCCTGGGTTTATCTTTTGAAAAATATTTCCTATTGCCATTAACTATCCTTTACTACTGCTTTCATCTGTTTTATTCCATCTTTTGCAAGTGAAATAGAAGCTCTCATCTTAGCATGATCATCGTCTTGTTCCAACTTTTCTGATGCTATTTCTCTGTTTTGTAACAGTCTTAAAGCGTCCATATTAGCCTTTGTTTCTGACTCTTCACGCTTTCTCATCTGTTCTTCAGCCCTTAAATCTATCTCTCTGGACTTTAATTTGACTAATGGGTCACTATCCAGTGGGTTTAACACTTTTTTCTCTTCTTCTAGGTAGTCATTAGTATGTTCTGCGATTAATTGTGCTTTTCTTGCCTCAACATCTTGCGAAAGTTTCTTTTGCACCTGTTGCATCTCTTGAACTTGCGGGTTTTGTTGTAACATTTGCGGGTTTTGTTGCATTTGTTGCATAATTGGTGCCATTTGTTGCTGAATTTCTTTCAGATTACGTATTTCATCGGCAAATTCAAGCTCAACTTGCTCTTGAGCCATCAAAGCTATGTGTTCTAGTATGTTTTTTTGTAAAACTGACAAAATTAACGGGTTGTTCATAGCAATTTTGGTTGCCATGAAGCTCAAATGTGCCTCCATGTGTGCTTTATGGTCCTGCCCAGGAAAAGCTTTAACAGTTTGACCGGCTAATGCTTGTATATTTTCCATGGCAGGGTCCATAGGTTGTGGTTGTTGTGGTTTTTTGAGCAAGGTATCTATTTCTTTCACACCCAAAGCCTCATACATGTCACGATATGCTTGATACATGTTGTGCATTTTTGGATTTGACATGGCAAGTTGTAATTGTGTCTGTGCCATTTGTATTCTTTGTGTTTGTGAAAATACATTAGGGTCAGCTATCGGAATAATATCGATCTCTGGTCCAAAGTCAGCTTGTTTAATTTGTCTTTGTCCACCAACAATGTCGTATGGATAAACTGGTGGTAAATATTCTGCAAAGTTTTTTCCAAGAAGCATAAACTCACACTTCATGGCTTGGTAAGCACGTTTGTGAATAGCAGACATAACCCGCGATCCACGCTCCAATAACGCCATAGTCGTGCCTACTGCAGCACCTTGATTGCCATCACCAACTTGCATATCGGCAATGCTTGCAAATCTTTGTCCTGCTTGAACAACGATACCCATCAACTGTAATAGAGTTCCTGATGGCTCTTTGAAAGGCAACGGCATGAACGCGTCACGTAGATTTCCACCCGGTGCGTCAACGTCTCTGAACTCTCCTGGTTGAATAGGTTGTGCTTCGTCTCTAACTCTAATCCCTCGCTGTTTAAATCCAGCAGGTAAGTTTGATAAAGTTCCTGCATCGAGGAGTTGTCTTAGCGCTGACGTTGCAGTTCTAGACAACCCACCGATCATGTGAATAAGGCCAAAGCCATAGAAGCCCAGACCCGGTAGGAACTTAAAGTGTACAAAATAATCTTTTCTTTTTCTTGATTGATCGCCTTCTGCAAAGTTTCTTCTGATAGATAAAACGTCACCGCTGTCTTCTACAAAAGTTACAATGTAAGGTAGTTTCAATCCTGTTGGCTCTTCTGTCTCTAGATCGAGATCTTCAAAACCTGGTATATCTAAATTAACATGACACTCGATAAGTGAATACAAGTCACCGCCGTTTGTAGTAGACACTCCTTCAAGTTCATTTTTCTTATCCAACACATCATCTTGTTTTGATGAAGCAGAACCAATTTCTATGTCCGCGTAAAAACCGGATAGTTGTTGTTTACGTAAATCGTTTTCTGTAACGCGGATCACGTGCATGATTGCATCCGCATCATCAAGAGATGTTGCGTTGTATGGTATAACTAAATCTTCAGCAGGTACAAACTTAGAAACACTTCTACCCATTACAGTATCAAAATAAATCTTTTTAAATGTAGATCCTGCGAGTGGTAAGTTAAATAACATTTGGTCAAACTCAGGCTCGTACTCTTTCATCTCTATCATCAACTGATAGTTCATAAAATCTTTGACACGCTCTGCTTGTTGTTGTCTTCCTTCATCAACCTTACCAACAACCTGTGTTCTAACGGGTCCTGATGCAGGTAATAATTCTTTATAGGCTAGTGCCTGAAACTGTGTCACAGCTTCTGCTAGCACTGGGTGTGTTGCACCACTTGCTCCTTGAAAAGGTTCTGTTCTGCCTTCGTATTTAAATCCAAGTAGGTCTAATCCTTTGATGTATCCGTCTTCCCAATCTTTTCTTGAACTTTTATAATCATAGTATTGTTGACGCAACTCAGATGAAATTTCATTTAACTCAGAATCTTCTAAATATTCTGCTAAGTTCGCGTTATGGTTTTGTCCGTCTTCACTAATAACTTCACGTGGATCAAAATCTATTTCAACGCCGCCATCTTCAGTTTGTTTAATATCAACAGGTGGTTTCATCATCTCCTGTTGTTTGAGTTGATCTTTTAAATTTTCAACGGCAATTTGCTCTGGTTTAACAGAGACACTTTTTCTAACACTTGGTCTTCTTATATTTGGTAAAGTTTTATCTATAGCCATTATTTATTCCTTTTTTTAAAAAAGTTTGAGATGCCACCATTCTTTAAACCCACACGACCGCCTGTAGCCATCAAGTCCATTTTTTCCATGATAGCCATAGTAATGTTTTCTTCTGGTATATCTTTTGGATCAACACCTAGTTGATCTGCAAGTATGGCTCTAACTTTTTCTCTTTTTATAAAATCTTCAAAAGTTCTTAGCTCTGGGTTTTCGTATTTAAGATCTCGAGGAAGATCCTCTATATCTCTAATTGTCATCTTACCTTCAGGCGTGGCTCTTTGTATAATATTTCCTTCATCGTCTCTCATGGCTTTGAGTCTTTCTAAATCTGTTTCAGGGTCTCTAATTATATTTTTAGCTTGGTCTGTATCTGCTATTCTATCCGCCCTTCTCATGCCTGCTACTTTATCAAATAAAATTTTCATCAAACCTTTGTCACCAAACATCTTAGCAGCTTGCTCAGTTATTCCTGTAAACAAACCCATCTTAGCGCCTATTCTGCCACCCTCTGCTTTTTTTGGTTTAAAAGGTATGACCTTTTCGTCTTGCACCATTTGGTCAAGCTCATCTATGTTTTTACCGAAGTTGTCAGGGTCGGCCATTAATTCTTCTATGCGCATATTGTCTGCTTGTTTTTGTTTAACTCTTTTGGTTGCGTTTCTTAAACTTTCTGACATCTCGTCCATAGACATCTCACTAGCTTTTTTACTCTCACCAGATCTACCAAAAGGTAACATTTCATCTTCTGCTACTTCATCATAAAGACTTCTAGCGCGTCTCATTTCTTCTTGAATTATTTTTTGCATGCCTGGTGAAGGCGGTGGCATGTCTATAAAATCAGTTATGTCTTCTATTAATTCATCTTCTGCGCCCATTTGTTTTTTTGATTGTATGTACGCTTCTAAAGTCTCATCATCATCAAGTCTCATTCTTTTTGGATCACCTGGTGCGTATGCTTCATTAGCTCTGTTAACTAAAGCTTCTCTTACTTGTTTTGTTGAAGCCGTGGTCCTCGATGAGAGGTCCTCTAATAAATCATCAACAGAAGATCTTGCTCCTGCACCCGTCATTGTAATATCATCAGCGGCTGCTCTAGCTTCTATCTTGGATAATAAATCTTCCAAAGGTTTGAAGGCCATATTTGCTTTTGCTTCGCTATCGCCCACTTGCTTAAGCATGTCTTCTAAGCTTTCTTTTATCATGGCGATATCAGTCTTAGCAGCGTTGCTTGTTCCAAATAGTTTTTGAACAAACTTTAAACCTTCTTTAGCTGCTGACTTAAATAGCTGTAACATTAATAATACGTCCTCTGTTGTTGTGGTAGAGGCTCATCTTCATAGTCTTCTGGATGTTCCACGAAACCACCTTGCCTAAATCTCATTACGGCTTGAGTCATGCTATCAACCAAATCGTCGTGCTCTCCTAACGGAAATGCGGCGCACTCCTCAATAACCTCTTCAGCAAACTTTGCATCTGGCGCCCAAACCATACCTGACTCGAATAACGGCGCTACAGAGTTCACTCTAGTATGTTTATCATTTCCACGACTGGGTGTAAAGTTAATAACTGGTATGCCCAGTTTACGCATTTCATACGTTAATGGCAGTCCTGACGCTTTTGCTTCCACGATCACCGTTTCTGGCTTCCAGTAGTCGTACTGCTCTTTGGCTATTCTACGCAGTTCTGGGAACTCAAATCGATCTTTCACGGCATCAACCAAGATAAGCTGTGGCGGTGTATCTTCGTCTGGTTTAAAAATACCCCACGTTGTTATTGCAGAATAGTCTGATGTTTCTTTTTTCATAAACGCTGTATCGTAAGATTGTATGACATGCATCAATGGTGGTATCTCATCTTTCTCCCAGGTTTGCCACCACTCACGTTTTATGATTGATCCTTCTTCCGCTGTTGGGTTTTGTTGATACTGCGCGTTCCATTTACCGATGGCAACAGATGCTTTAACAGATTCTAATTCATCTAACTTCCAATACTCTGGCCATACAGGTTTACCTGACGGCATGATGGCTGGGAACTCAATTACCTCCCATTGATCTGCTTTAGGTTCTTTTTGTGCACGCTGTAGTTTGCCGGTCAAGTCAGCCACGTTCCATCGTGTCATAACCAAAATAATACGACCACCAGGCTGAAGCCTTTGCCGCGGTCCTGATGTATACCATTCGTAAACCCTGTCAAACGATGCGCGGTTCATGGCGTCTTGTTCTGAATGCGGATCATCAATGATCAATAAATCCGCACCACGGCCCGTGATGCTTCCGCCAACACCCGCTGCATAATATTCACCGCCCTGTGCCGTTTCCCATTTACCAGCGGCTTGTGAGTCTTCTCTCAGTCTTGTGTTAAATACTCTTTGATAATCTTCTGTATCAATTAATGACTTTGCTTTACGACCGAAACGCACAGCAAGTTCTGCGTTGTGTGTAGCTTGGATAATTTTTAAGTCTGGTTGTTTACCAATCATCCAGGCAGGTAGGAAGTTGGATGCAAATTCACTCTTCGTGTGCCGCGGAGCCATGTTAATGATTAATCTTTTTATTTCACCTGATGCAACTCTGTTAAATTTTTCTGCCATAATCTTATGGTGTTCGCCTTCTATAAAAGATGGCCACATGTGTTTTACAAAAGCTAAAAAATCATCTCGTATTAACTGTTGTTGTTTCTTTTCATCCAACAGTAATACTGTTTTTAAATATTCTTTTTTAGTTTCTTCAGGTAAATTATTAAGTTGTTCTGGGGTTAACATTTGAAAAAAATTTTACAAAAAATTTTTACATTTTTGTTTTAAACATTAAAACGAATTTAAACCCTATCTATTTATAAATCAAGCTATATGTGCTACGCATGTGGGACCCCTAGTCCTGGCCCCCTGGTCGAGGTGTCAAGCCCGCAAGCCCACAAGCATTGGTTAGGGACCCCTATGGGG